TCGGTCGGTAGGACGCCAAGCGGGCGCGGGTGCCGGCTGCGCTGGCTGCCGCTATCTCGAAGGAAGGACTTCTGTGACGAGCTACTGGCATGGCGGTGCCCCCGGCCTGCGTCCCGGTGATGTGATCGAGCCGCGCGTCGATGGCGACGACCGCCACCTGGTTGACGGCTGCCCGACGTGTGAGGCGCGGCGAGTCGGTGCCCAGTTGGTCGACGACCCGAACGACGCGCGCCAGGTGTACGTCACCACCGATCGCGACTACGCGAAGATCTTCGCGGCTGGCTACCCGCGTGGCTGGCTGTACCGCGTCGAGCCCGTCGGCGACATGCAGCGGACCGCCGACGACCCGGTGCCGTCGTGGGCGGTCGGGTCGTGCCGTGTGGTGTCGGTCTACGAGCGCTGCGTCACCATGAGCGCCGCCAGAGCCGCTTCGCTGCTGCGTCGTTTCACCAGAGAGGCCCTGGCGTGATCTACCTGCTGACCATCGCCTGTCCGCGTTGCGGCGAGTCGTGGACCATGCGCTCCGAGGACGGGACGTTCACCGTCCGGCACATCTGCCCCACTACCGAAAGGACCAACTCATGACCACCCACAATACCGGCGTAGGTATCCGCATCCTGACCAAGGCCATCGCCAAGCTGACCAAGCAGCTGGCCGAGGCGGACGTGCGGTTGTCCGCCGCATGGGACCACGCAGCGAAGGCCGAGCAGACCGCCCTCGACGTGCAGGAAGTGCTCAGCGATGGGCGTGTGGCGCGCTGGCCGAGGGATGGGAGCCACCCGCAAGTCGCCCTCGCCAAGGCCCGCATGGCCGAGCTGACCGAGGCGGCGAAGGCGCTGGAAGTGTCCGAGGCCAACCGGGACCTGCTGGCCACCGAGAAGGCCAACCTGCAGGGCCGCATCGACAGGGCACTGGCGGCGCTCGTTGACGACGTTGAGATCCGCGCGATTCTGGAAGGACGCCCCGCATGAGTGGCTTCGTGGCCATGGGTGGGGGCGACTGGTGACCGGCCACTGCCCCGCGTGCTTCATCCGACTCCCGCTGTCCGGGGAGGCGAACTGCGACTGTGACGGCGGGACCGTGCTGCCCGCCCCTGTAGCCCAGCAGACCCCGGCGCAGACCCACGCCCACCCCCGGCCCTGCCAGCCCGTTCTAGATCGTTCAAATCGGGTTCCCGTGTCACCCCCGCCGGACCTCACTCCTCCCGCCGAGCGCACTACCGTTGCCCGCCTCCACGAGCTCCCCGACCTCGCCGCCCACCTCGCCTACCGCCTCACCACCAGCCGCCCCGCCGCCGAACCAGGCGGACGGGGAGACCCCGCCGAAACCGCGCCCATGCACCTCGCCATCCTCCACGCCCTCGACGACCGCCCCCGCCACTCCGGCGACCTCGCCCTCGACTACGCCGACGATGAAGCATGGCAGTGCCCCCACGCTTCGCACCCCGCCAAGGAATGCCCATGGGAGGCCGACGACGACGGCCGCCAAGGCCTCCTCCCCGACCTCGCCCTGTGGGCACGCATGATCGCCGGGGACCTGGAGGAGTACCACCCGCAGTTGCCCGCAGACCTGCCCGACGATGCGACGATCACCTCGATCTGCGCATGGCTGACCGAGCACCACCCCCGCTGGGAGCAGCTCACCGACGGCCCGGCCGCGCGGCTCCTGTCCGCCACCAGCCACCACCAACTGGCCCGCGGGCAGCAGGAAATGGCCCGCGACGTGAAGCGCTGGCACAACCGCCTGCGATCCGAGCTCGGGGAGCGGGACCCGATCACGCTCCGGCACTCCACCGCCGGCGGCTGCGGCAACGTCATCGAGCCCCGCGACGGCGGCACCTGGTACTCATGCACCGGATGCGGCGAGGTGTTCGACCATGCGGCCGGGCTCAAGCGGCTCGCGGAACTGCAGGCCCCGCCGACCCTGGCCGAGGCAGCCGTCGCCACCGGCGTCCACCCGATCACCCTGAGGCGATGGGTGGCGGACGGGAGACTGGTCCCCGTGAATCCCGGAGTGCGTCCGGCCCGCTACAGGCTGCGAGACGTACGCGCCGAAGCCGAGCGCGACAAGCGGACCCGCGACACGGAAGGGAGGTTCGCGCGCGCCGATTGAGGTTCGGCCGGTCCATATGCTATGTTCGCCCCGTATTCAGTGTCCCCAGAGACGCTGCCCGCAAGCCCCCGACGACCCCCAAGGCGTCGGGGGCTTAGCTATCCCCCGGCCCGTCACCCCAGGAGGGAGCCATGCCCGACCCGGTATGGCAACACCTGCTGGAACTGCGCACCACCGGCGAGAAGCAACGCCGGTTCGCCTCCCCGGGCGAACTCGCCGCGCACATCGACCCGCGCACCGTCGCCACCCCCGCGCTGGACCTGATCGACCAAGAGCTGGTGCGGCTCCGCGACACCCCCGACGGCCGGCTGATCATCTCCATGCCGCCGCAGGAGGGCAAGTCCACCCGCGTCTCGCGTGACTTCATCCTCGACACCCTGCTGCACAACCCGGACACCCGCGTCGTGGCGGCCAGCTACGCGCAGGGGCTGGCGAACCGCAACGGCCGCACCGTCCGCAACACGCTCACCGCCCACCCCGAGCTGGGCCTCACGATCGCCCCCGACAACGGGGCCGTGTCTGAGTGGCAGATCGCCGGACGCCAAGGCGGGATGCTGTCCGTGGGTCGCGGCGCAGGCATCACCGGCCGCCCTGCTGACCTGCTTGTCATCGATGACCCCCTCAAGGACCGCACCGAGGCGGACTCGGAGACGATCCGCGAAACCTGCTGGGACTGGTGGACGGACTCGCTGTCGACCCGCCTCTCCCCCGGTGCCCCCGTCGTGCTGATCCTCACGAGGTGGCACCTGGACGACCTGGCCGGGCGCCTCCTGAAAGCGCCTGACGGTCACCTGTGGCGCGTCGTCAACATCCCCGCCCAGGCCGACCACGACCCCGCCAAGGGCCAAGCGGATCCACTCGGCCGCGAGCCCGGCCAGTACATGACCTCCGCCCGACGCCGCACCACCGCCCAGTGGGACGCGATCAAGACCCGTTCCGGCTCCCGCACCTGGAACGCCCTCTATCAAGGCCGACCCACCCCGGCTGCCGGCGGGATCTTCCAGCGCGACTGGCTCGAGCGGCACCAGTACGACCAGCCGATGTGGATCGAACGCGACGACGGGGCCCGCCTCACAACCAACCCCGGCGACGAACTGCTGATCTCCGCGGACTTCGCGTTCAAGGACACCGCGGCCTCCGACTATGTCGCGATCGGCGCGTGGCTCAGGCGCGGGGTCGACGCCTACCTCCTCGACCAGACCCATGGCCGCCTCGACTTCCTCTCGTCGTGCCACGCGCTGCGCACCATGGCGGCCCGTTGGCCGCAGGCGGTGCTCAAGCTCGTGGAGGACAAGGCCAACGGCCCCGCGGTGATCACCTCGCTTCGTCGTACCGTTCCCGGCATCGTCCCGGAGGAGCCCCGTGGCGGGAAGACCGAGCGTGCCCACGCCGTCACCCCGTTCTTCGAGGCGGGCAATGTGCACCTGCCGGCGCCCGAGCTGGCCCCATGGGTCGGCGACTACATCGAGGAGCTGTGCGGCTTCCCGAACGCCGCCAACGATGATCAGGTCGACCAGACCACTCAGGCCGTCAACCGGCTTCTCCTGCAGCCGTTGCTGGCCGATGAGGACCACGCTCCGGATGACTTCTCGGAGCTCGACGAGCGTGGCTACGTCTACTCCCCCTACTGACCCCCAACCTTGAGAGGTGGTGATGGCCGTGGCTGACGTCGCTCTCGACGAAGCCCTCACCCGCATCGCCAACCTCACCGAGGCCCTGTCCGACCTGGAGCAGCTGGCCCGCGAGGACCGCGGCTGGGACCGGATCATCGGGGACCTGAATCAGGACTTCACCGCCGAGGGTCGGCGTCGCATCTCCGACCTGTGCGAGGTGATGACGGTCGCGAACCCCCTCATCAAGCGCGGCTTCCTGCTGCGGCACTCCTACGTGTGGGGCGCTGGGCACCAGGTCTCCGTCCCGGCCGGCGAGCTGGACGCCGACGGTGCCGTCAACACGATTGTGCAGGCGATGCTGGACGACGACCGCAACGCGGTGTCGCTGACCTCCGAGGAGGCCGTCACCGGCCTGGAGCGTTGGCTGTACACGCATGGCGCCGTTGTCCTGCTGTGCGACACGGACCCCGACACTGGGGCCGTGGTGGTGCGGCAGGAGGACCCGGACCGGATCGTCGATCACATCGCTGACCCTGAGGACGCGAAGACGGTCTGGTACTGGAAGCGGCAGTACGCGACCCGCCAGCTCCGCAAGGACGGTTCCCCGGGGGCGACGAAGACCGTCACGGTGTGGCATCCGGACATCGCCTACCATCCGACCGGCGTTGACCGGCTGGACCTGATCGGTGGGAAGCCGGTGCGCTGGGATCAGCCGCTGCTGATCCGCACCGTGAACACCCCGGCGACGCCCGGCTGGTCATGGGGCATCGGCGACGCGTACGCAGCTGTGCCGTGGGCGCGCATGTCGAGGGAGTTCCTCGAGGCGTGGTTCACGCTGATGCGGGCACTGTCCCGGTATGCGTGGCGGACCTCGACGAAGGGCAGCGCCGCGGCCCGTGCCGCGCAGGCCGCGAAGGCGGCGCAGGCGACGGCCGCGAACCCCGGCGGTGCGGGCGCTCACCTGTTCACCGATCCGGCCACGACGCTGGAGGCGGTCCCGAAGACCGGTGCCACGATCGACGCGGGCTCCGGCCTGCCGCTACAGCAGATGGTCGCCGCCGGTCTCGACGTTCCCCTGACGATGCTGCTGGGCGATCCGGGCACCACCGGCGCCCGTTCCGTCGCCGAGACCCTGGATCAGCCGATGGAGCTGGCGATGGGTGCCCGCCGCCGGTTCTGGGGCGAGGTGTTCGATGCTCTGGGCCGTCACGCCGTCGCCGCTGCCATCCTCGCCGAGAAGCTGACCGGTTCTGTGGTCGACGCGGGCGGCCGGCGCACGGTCACCCTTCCGGAGGGCTGGACCTGCAACGTGGTGGTCGACTGGCCGGCCTACAGCTCGACCCCGATCGACACCGCCATGAAGGCGCTTCGCGATGCGGATGGTCTGGACGTCCTGCCGCCGCTGCTGATCGCCCGCCTCGCGCTGCAGATCCTCGGCGTCGACGACCTCGACGAGTGGCTCGATCAGCTCACCGGCGACGACGGGAGCTTCCTGCCGCCCACTCGGGGCGAGGCCCCCCAGCCGTGACCCTGACCCCGGAGGACGCCGCACGCGCTGCCCGCGCCAAGGTGGCCACCGGCGCCCGCATCGACCAGACCACGGACGCCCTGGCCGTGTCATGGTCGCGGGCGTGGGACGAGATCACCGCCGAGTGGGCCGCGGCCGTCGACGAGTTGACCGCCGCCGCAACGGACGGACAGTGGCCGACTCGCGCGCAGATCATCCGCTCCCGCCGCGCGCAGGCCGCGCTGCAGGCCGCCGCCGATGCCCTGACTGCGCTGGCGGACGAGACGAAGGTGCGGATCCTCGGGGATCTTCCGTCACTGGTGGCCATGGCCGAGCAGCAGCAGCAGCGCCTCGTGCTGGGTCAGCTGCCCGACGATGCCGCGATCAACTGGGCCCGCATGGACGCCCGCGCGCTCGACTCCATCGTGACCCGCGCGACGACGCAGATCACGGCGCTGACGTGGCCGCTGGCCCCAGCCGCCACCGACGCCATGAAGTCGGCGCTGATCCGGGGCGTGGCCGTCGGGGACAATCCGCGCACGGTGGCCCGCGACATGCTCAAGCGCATCAAGGGCGAGTTTGAG